CGTCCAAAGGATGGCAAAGATCAAAAGTATTTTACCGGCTAATTTTATTTCTTGTTTCATTGTCACGTTTTTGATGTAAAAAACTGGACACTATTTCGGTGCTAACGCTTTTGGTATGTACAGGATCATTCTACGGTTCCTGATGCCATAACTAACATGCACCCATGACGGTTCTTTTGACGTTCCAAATTCCCAAATTAATTGATCGTAAGGAAGTTTTAAATCATGTATAGCTTTAAAAAGTTGTGCATTTGTGCAGTTGACACCTTCAATATCCGCAGCTTCACCTTTCAAATGTTGGCTTGTTTTTTGTCCTTTAACAGCTGCGTTTAAACGTTGGCAGCGGTAACCAATATTAACCTTTATTGGCCCTACTTTATCACGCAATGGTTGCAGTATGTTTACGCATAATTTACGCAAAGATCCCACAACTTCAGCCGGTGGATTGTATTGTTCGTAAATGTCAAACTTTGCAGCCGTTTTGCTTTGCAGCATTTCGGCTAATGTAAAGTCTTTTGAAAGGTTCATGACAAATCTTTTACAGGTAATGTAGATTGCAATGCTTTGATGCCTTTCAGAACCCCCGCCTTTCTTTTGTAGGTTTCTGAATGCGCAATTATTTTGCCGTTCTTTCCTTTTACATGAAAGAAAAATTGCCCGTTTTCTGCTGGAAAAAAAGCAAACCATAAACCGTACTAAAAATGAAAACCGAGATAACCAAAATCAAACTGCAACTCAAACGATCTGCAGACGCAACACCCGAACATTATTGGACAAACCTTTTCGTCATCACCGAATGGGAACGTCTTGAGCGTCGCAACATCCAGCAACTTTCAACGCAACCGCTTTACTCCGATTACTGCTGCTGGATGCACACAATCCTAAAAATTAAAGGCGAACAAGTTGGCGATACTTGGCGCGACTGGATTAGCAAAAACCCAGACATTGAGATTCTGCCAGTATTGGATGAGACCGATACAAACCCCACCGACGCGGCACCTACCGTCGCCAGTTAGCCGATCTTCTAGTTGCGGTCGGTTGGTGGCCGCCTACCATCCCGTTTGACTCACAAGACCTGGCCACGGTCATTACTGTGTTAAATGAGCAAAACAAACGGAGCAAATGATGAGCGGAGTGACAGCAAATATTGAGGTTGCCGGCATCAAAGACGCGCTCAAAACACTGAACAAGATTGATAAATCTTTGCGCCGTGAAATTACGCGCGATTACAAAACGATTGTCCAGGGCGTTGTAGATGACGCTTACCAAGCAATTCCTCTGCGTCCGCCATTAAGCGGTATGGCTCGAGTATGGGCGCCTAATGATTATCAGATTTTGCCGTGGAGCAATAACAACAACATCAAGGCAATGATTAATACAAAACGAGTCAAAGAATATGCCGGTGCCAACGTTAACCTTGCAACTTTTGTAGTCAAATGGCTGAACCCAGACGCTGGGTTGTTTGACTTTTTAACGGACGGGGTTATGGGATCTCGCTTAAACGCCAAATTTGGAAGCCCTTCGCGAGTAATGTGGAAATCATGGGAGCGCAACAAAGACGACGTGAATCAACGCATGACCGATTTGGTGAAGCGCGTCATGGATAAGACTTCACAGGAGTTGATGTAATGGCTGTAGTACTCCCAATCATTTCCGAGTTTGACGGCAAGGGCATTAAAAAAGCAATTGCTCAATTTAAACAATTAGAAACAACGGGTGAAAAAGCCCAGTTTGCAATCAAGAAGGCTGCGGTCCCTGCAGCGGCCGCGCTTGCTGGCCTTGCTGTAGCGCTCGGTGACGCCACTAGCGCCGCCATGGAAGACCAACAGGAACAGGCGGCCTTAGCCCTCACGCTTCAAAATGTGACTGGCGCTGGCGCTAAACAGACCGCACAAGTAGAAGAACAAATCTCGGCCATGTCTCGAGCATCCGGCATCGCTGACACCCAGTATCGCGCAAGCCTTGAAGCATTAGTCCGTGGCACCAAAGACGTGGATATCGCCATGCGCGACATGAATCTTGTCATGGACATCAGTACCGCGCTTCAAACCGACAGCGCCACAGTCGCAGACGCGCTTGCCAAGGCATATCAAGGCAACTACAAAGGCTTAAAAGCCCTATCGCCAGAAATGGCGACCATGATCAAAGACGGCGCAAGCCTCAACGAAATCATGGACGTGCTCGGTGGGACCTTTGGCGGTGCTACAGCAAAGAACGCCGAGACCGCTGCCGGCAAAATGGCAATCCTCAAGAACTCAATTGGTGAAACAAAAGAATCAATTGGCGCCGCGCTTCTTCCAGTGCTTGAAGCCGTGTTGCCATATTTGCAAAGGTTCGCTGATTGGGCACAAAACAACCCAACCGCATTCTTGGCAATTGCCGCCGCAATCGGTGCTGTCGCCCTAGCAATTGTGGCCACCAACATTGCCATGGCCTTAAACCCGTTCAGCCTTATCGCTGCAGGAATAGCGATTCTTGTGGTCGCGCTAACCGTTGCATACAAAAAGTTTGAATGGTTCCGGACGGGCGTCAACTTTATTGTCAACGCTGTCATTGGTTATTTTGAAGGCGTGGGCAACGCTGCAATCGGAATGGTCAACATGATCATCAAGGCTTACAACGCAATCCCATTAGCCCCGGATATTCCCCTAATCCCACAAATGAACTTTGGGCGTTTAGGCGGATCATCGAGCGCCCCATCTGGGGGAGTGAGCATTCCAAAAATGGCTGACGGCGGAATCGTGACAAGCCCAACCTTGGCGCTTATTGGTGAAGCAGGCCCAGAAGCCGTCATACCTTTGGGCAACGGCGGTGGCATGGGTGGCATCACAATTAACATTTCAGGCGGTCTAGGAACATCCACAGACATCGCAAACGCCGTCTACGACAACCTGCGTTTCTACAACCAGAACGTGGGCCCCCTTCGAATTAGAACGGCATAACCATGCCAAGCACAATTACTAATTGCGGAACGTACACAATTGAGGCATACGCCACAGGTGCACCAGCAAGCAACGCATTCATTTTGGATTCATCTGCGTTGGACTCAACTGCTGTATTGGGTGGGGCAACATGGTACGACATCAGTCAATACATCCAAAACGTTCAGATTATGCGCGGTAGACAAAACCCTTTTCGAGAACCGTCGTGCAACCCAGGCACCGCTTCATTCAAAATCTATGACCCAAATTTCTATTTTTCGGTGGTGAACACGGCAAGCCCATATTACAACGCCACAGACGCTCGACTAGCAATAGGGGTTTCTACGCCAGTAAGAATTAGCCGAGACGGCGAATTTTTGTTTGTCGGCCAAATCACGACTTACGACCAAAACATCCAGCAACCAAATTATTCAACCGTAAACGTCACCTGCTCGGACGCAATACAAACATTTAACAACATTAAACTCAACGCAAGAACCACAACACAACAGTCGTATGGTGCGCGTTTAAACACTGTGCTTGATGCGGCTGGAGTATTGACCGGCGCTGGCGAACGCAACATTGCAACAGGAGTTTCTACTATCGGAGCGGTACCAATTGAGGAAGGCGCCGCATTGCAAGACTATTTGCTACGCATCCAAAACTGTGAATACGGCAGAATCTTCATGTCGCGGTCTGGAGTGTTCACCGCACAACCTCGAGTACAAGCAGAAATAACCAACCCATTGGCGACTTTGTCTGATACCGGAACAGCCATTGACTACGACACTTTTGACATAGCGAACAGTTGATCTCATGCCTGATTACACCATTGGAATAGCAGAACGCATCGCAGCGTTGGCAGATAGTACCGCAACATCAAACTCAGTTAATCGCAACTATTTTCAAGAAACCAGCCAATCCGTGGTTAACACGGTAAACGTGGCACTTGCTCCAACAGCGCCAACAACGTTAGACCCAACTCCTCAAACAACATATGCAACTGCAACCGACGAAATCAGCATTGACACTTTTGGCGTTCAAGAAACACCAATTGTCATTACCTTGCTGGCGACCATTGAAGACGCTGGAGCATTAGCGCAATATTTGATCCGATCAGTTCCCGCATATTGGTTCAGCAACTTAGCCGTATCCCTAAACACACTTTCAAACGCAAACAAAACGATTGTTGCAAACCTCGAAATTGGCCAACAGATAGCAGTAATCAAAACATTTCCTGCCGGCGTAGTACCCCAAACGGTTACCGAATACCTATTTGTCGAAGGCCTTAGTCACCACGTAACCCCGGAATCCCATGTCGTGACGATCTATACAGGTCCAGCATCGACTTATTTGCAGTTTATTCTCAATACATCAACGCTAAACGATTCCACTTATGGGCTCGGATAACCGACTAACTTAGGAGCAGTATGGCAAAGCAAACATTTACCACAGGGCAAGTTCTCACCGCAGCCCAAATGACCTCATTGCAGGCCAACGACTACAACTGGACTGTCAGCGCCAAAACCGCCTCCTATGTCCTCGCGGCTGCCGACGCCGGCACACATATCACGATGAACGCTGCGGGCGCGACAACGATCACGGTCAACACCGCTTTGTTTACCGCTGGAGACACGCTCCGGATCACAAACATCGGCGCTGGCACTTGCACTATCACCGCTGGTACAGCAACGGTTACAACCGCTGGATCGTTAGCGCTCGTTCAGTGGGCGTCAGGCATTCTTTATTTTACTAGCGCGTCGGCATCAATTTTTATGCCAGACAACGTGGCTGGAACATCTGGTCTAGTTCGCGTAACAGCGACAACAGCGTTCACTACACAAACAACCGTTTCAATGCCTGCAAGCACTTTCACTAGCACTTACAACAACTACATTGTGATGCTTAACGTCAACTCAACCGGATCTGCGGCTGCGGCGACATCTTTCCGCGTCAACAACGCAGGAAGCCCTCGAGCAGTAAGCGGTTATTACGGTGGCGCTGCCGGTTACAACTCAAACGGTGCAACAACAGGTTGGGCATCAAGCAACGCATCGGCTTTTCGAGTTGGAGATCAGTCATCTTCAACGGTTCAAGCATTCCAAATCAACGTGTACAACCCTGCAAGTGCGTCAATAAAAACATCTATGAGCGTTAACGGTTTTACATACAGCGACACGGTTGTCTACGCCCAAGCACTATCTGGCGGTTGCATTTACTTTACAGCCGAAGCAAACGACGGTTTAACCTTTACTTTTGCCAACACTTGTTCCGGAACTTACGCCGTTTATGGAGTACTCAACTAATGACTAAACCAACCATCCAAATAGGTCACGAAGTACGCGAAATGACCGACGAAGAAATTGCTCAACACGAACTAGATCAAGCAGAATTTGCTGCCGAACTTGCCAACAGAGAAATAAAAGAAAAACTCAAAAAAGCAACACTGAAAAA